CCGGGAAACAGAGAGCACTACCCATCGAAGCGAACTTCATAAGGGGACCAACTATGGTCCCATCTGGAAGTTCTGCCCTCGTCGACCTACATGCATCAACCGCCCCTTTTAAATCGGGGTTAGATCGAAACATCTCCAACGCGAGAGATCGTGGAACACGATCACTAGCATCGGAGAGATCTATCGTTGCAAATAGACCGTCAGAAGACGAGCTCAAAGCCAATTCCTGATTTACAGTTTGATCACGGAAATTCACGTGACCAGCTGTGACAGGATCTGATTCGATTGCCCTATAAAGGACATCCCGAATCGCCTGTTGCGAATATTGCATGCAACTAGGTTCAATGGCAATGATACGTGGACCTTTAAGTGTTTTCGGAACAGGTGTAACCCTAACGGGTTGCTCCTTTTCCTGACTTACGAGCGTTACTTTTTCGAACTCCAGAGACTCAAAGGCACCTAATGTATAAGTGCTATCAAGAACTGGAAAGTATGGTTCGAGACGCTCGTGCCAATTACCCCAAACGAATTTCTTATTACCTGAAATACGTTCGGCGGTAGCTCCGGGACCGTGCCTAGGGACCAACATGTCAAGTCGTAAACGACCCAGCATATTGCCCCAGAGCACAGAAGATACCTTGAGAAACTCAAGTTCATCTTCTCTCGGCAGCGAGAACATCTTAAAGGACTGCTCAATTGCGGTGAAAGAAGAAAGCGATGCATGAACCCGTTTCTGGGTACATGGAAGCTCAATCTTTTTGAAAGCGAGACAAATTTGTCTGACGCAATCAACAAGAAGGGGCACATCGCAATCAACGCGACATGTATTATCGTCGTTATCATCGTAAATTCTCCCTGTCTCATGGTTGAAAATTAAGCCGATCATACCTCGCAAAAATGCGGGGATTGATCCATACTTCCTAAAACTACGGAAGTATGAGGGGCTAATCTGCCCATCGCTCAAAGATCTTTCGAAATCTGAGCAAAAGGCAGGTAGGGTTATCGTTAGAAAAGATAATCCCTCCTTTTCAACCCGTGATCTAATAGTTTCTAGATCACGTGTATCAGAGACATCAGCGATGCATTTGGCCGTAGCATCTTCATAGATGCTTGTGGCCACTTCTAAGTAGTCACTTACGTTGCTT